GGGCGCTCTGGGTGCTGCCGAGTACGCTCGCCAGAAGGGTCTCGCCAAGAAGTAAGCCACCCCGGCCGGAAAGGAGCAAACTATGAATCCTGTGCTTGCAAAAGTCCTGAAAAAGACGCTCACCACTTCCGCCACCGTCGTCGGTGCGCTGTTTGTGGTGTACTTCTGGAATCTGGACCAGAAGCTGATGGGCTGGCTCTATAAGCAGGTCAACACCATGTTCGACCGCAAGCCCACCGACATCAAGTTCTGAGCGAATAAAAAAGGAACCGCCGCTTCCCGTTACGGAAGCGGCGGTTTTTTGCTGCCCTCAAAGATATCTGCCCGTGATGCTGCCGGGATCTTGCCGGATCTCCTCCGGCGTGCCGACGGCGACAATGCGGCCGCCCGCATCACCTCCGCCGGGGCCCATGTCGATGACATAATCGGCACTGCGGATCACATCGAGATCGTGCTCAATGACGACGACGGTCGCGCCGCGATCGAGCAGCGCCTGGAACACGCCCAGCAGCACCCGCACATCCAGCGGGTGCAGGCCGATGCTTGGCTCGTCGAACACGAACACGGAATCCGTCTGGATGCGCCCGATCTCGCTGGCCAGCTTCAGCCGCTGCGCCTCGCCGCCGGAGAGGCTCGGCGTCTCCTCACCGAGCGTGAGGTAGCCGAGGCCGAGCTGCTGCAGCACCTGCAGCTTCTGGCTGACCGTTTTTCTGTCGGCGCAGAACGGGAGCGCGGTGTTGACGTCCATGTCCATCAGCTCCGGCAGGGAAACGGACTGTCCCGCCTTGTTCGTCAGCTGGATATCATAAGCCGCGCGTGCGTAACGCGAGCCGCGGCAGTCCGGACAGGGGATGCTCACATCCGGCAGAAACTGCACGTCCAGGCTCACCACGCCCGTACCGTCGCAGCCGGGGCAGCGCAGCGAGCCGGTATTGTAGGAAAAATCGCCGGCCTTGCAGCCGCGCGCCTTCGCATCCGGCGACCGGGCATAGAGCTTGCGCAGTTCGTCGTGCACGCCGGCATAGGTGGCCACGGTGGAACGGACATTGATGCCGATGGGCGTCGCGTCGATGAGCTTGACGTGTGCGATGCCCTCGGCGCTGACCGCCCGGACGTGCGGCGGCAGCGCACTGCCGCGGATACCGGCCTCCAGCGCGGGGATCAGGCTCTCGAGCACCATGGTCGTCTTGCCCGAGCCGGACACGCCGGTCACGACCGTCAGCCGCCCCTTGGGAATGGCGACCTCCAGCGGCTTGACCGTATGGATCTGCGACGTGGACAGGCGAATCGTTCCGTGCGCAAACAGGTCCGCTTTTCCGGCGCGCGGGCGCAAAGGCGCCTCCGGCGCTCCGGACAGGAACGGGCCGATCTGTGAGGCGGGATCTGCCGCGACTGCGGACACCGTGCCCTGTGCAATGACGCGGCCGCCCTTTGCGCCGGCCTCCGGCCCCATCTCAATGATCCAGTCGGATTCCTTCAGGATCTGCGTGTCGTGATCGACGAGAATGACGGAATTGCCGTCCGCCACGAGGTCGTGCATCACTCCGGTGAGGCCCACGATGTTGGCCGGGTGCAGACCGATGCTCGGCTCATCGAGCACATAGAGCACGCCGGTCGTGCGGTTGCGCACGGCGCGGGCCAGCTGCATCCGCTGCCGCTCGCCGGTCGAGAGCGTCGCCGCGGAGCGGTCGAGCGTCAGGTAGCCGAGCCCCAGGTCGAGCAGCCGCCGCGCCGTGCCCGTAAAAGCCTCGCAGATGCGCTCGGCCATGGGGCGCATCTCCTCCGGCAGGCTGTCCGGCACGCCCTGCACCCAGTCATACAGCTCCGAGAGCGTCATCGTGCACGCTTCGTCCAGTGAAATGCCCCGCAGCTTCGGCGCGCGGGCCGCAGCGGACAAGCGCGTGCCATGACAGTCCGGGCACACGTCCTCTTTCAGAAACTTCTCGACGCGCTTCATGCCCTTCTCGTCCTTGACCTTGGCAAGCGCATTTTCCACGGTATAGACGGCATTAAAATAAGTAAAGTCCAGCTCCCCCGCCTGATTGGAGTTTTTGGCGTGGTAGAAAATGTGCTTCTTCTCCGCCGGGCCATGGTAGACGATGTCCTTTTCCCGCTCCGTCAGGTCGCGAAACGGCACATCCGTGCGCACGCCCATCTCCCGGCAGACGTCCGTCATCAGCGACCACATGAGGCTGTTCCACGGCGCGACCGCCCCCTCGTCGATCGTGAGCGAATCATCCGGCACCAGCGACGCCATGTCCACCGTGCGCACGCTGCCCGTGCCGCCGCATCTGGGGCACGCGCCCTGCGAGTTGAAGGCCAGCTCCTCGGCGCTCGGTGCGTAAAAATGCACGCCGCACGCCGGGCAGGTCAGCTCCTTGCCCGCGGCGACCAGCAGCGTCGGCGGCAGGTAGTGCCCGTTGGAGCAGCGGTGGCTGGCGAGGCGGGAGTACATGAGCCGCAGACTGTTCAGGAGCTCCGTCCCCGTGCCGAACGTACTGCGGATGCCGGGCACGCCCGGGCGCTGGTGCAGCGCCAGCGCCGCGGGAACATACAGCACATCATCGACGCTGGCTCTGGCGGCCTGCGTCATCCGGCGGCGCGTGTAGGTCGACAGCGCCTCCAGATAGCGGCGCGAGCCCTCGGCGTACAGCACACCCAGCGCCAGCGACGACTTGCCGGAACCGGACACGCCCGCGATGCCGACGATCTGATTCAGCGGAATGTCCACGTCAATATTTTTCAGGTTGTGGACCTTTGCGCCACGCACGAGCATATGATCGACCATGGGTCATGCATCCTCCTTTTTGAATTCATTCCGCGACAATACCAACTGCAAACAAGAAAAATCCGAACCTCTGTCCCTTCGGACAAAGGTTCGGATTTTTGATTTGGTGGACTTGATAAGTCCAAATCCGAAATAGTAGCGGTATTGTTTTCGCCGCTGTAATTGTAGGTTATGACAATCTTATCATCATAGACGAAAACGGCGTGAACAAAGGTATCAATAAGCTGCTGGCGGTATTTTTCGCTTGTTATGTCGCCGTCCTTAAAGCTGGAAATCCAATAAATAATTTGTTCCCTGCTGATGATCCGCCGCGCAATGCTTTCTTTTGCAATCTCTATTTCAACATTGCGCTTTTCGTCCTCTAATTCGGTCAAGCGGGTTTTCGTGCTTTCGGTTATGATCCCCTTTTCAATCGCGGTCATAATGTTTTTGATAGAAACTTGAATTTCAGCAAGGGAGTTTTCCAAATAAAGCATTGTCCCGCTTTGGGCGGCTTCCGCCTTCTGCAATTCAACAAGCCGATCCGCGATCTTCTCTATAACATCGTCTTTCAGAATGTCCGTAACGGTACGCTGGATCACTAAATCTTCGATCCAGTCTTTTTTCACGTTACTTTTGTCGCAGGCCTTTTCACGCTTCTTCTTGACGCAGGCATAGTAATAATACTTCTTGCCCGTCTTGCTTGTGCCGCTTTCTCCAACCATAGCGGAGCGGCATTTACCGCAAAACAGCTTTGTTGAAAGCAAATAGTTTATTTCCGCCTTCGCTCTTGCGGGGGCTTTTTTGTTTTGCTCCATACGCAACGCCACCATTTCAAATAATTCCTTGTCGATGATCGCCGGAATGCCGCCGACGATCTCCCCATACTTTGTTTTGTAAATGCCTATGTACTTCTTGTTCGTCAAGATAGTATGCAGGCTATTTTTATTGAACGCGCCGCCGCGAGCCGTTTTCACGCCGCGAGCGTTGAGAATGTCGCATATCTCTTTTACGGTCTTGCCGCTGCTGTACAGCTTGAAAATATCAACGACAACGGGAGCGGTCGTTTCGTCAATCTCAAAATAGCAATCGGAATTGACCTTGTACCCCAATACGCGCTGACCGCCCAGCGCCTTACCCTTCAAGGCGTTTTCTCTCATGCCGCGCGTGATCTTCTGCGACAATTCAACACTGTAATACTCCGCCATGCCTTCAAGCAGGCTTTCCATGATGATACTTTCCGGCGATCCGTTCAAGTTCTCCATAGCGGAAAGAACCTTCACGCCGTTTTTCTTCAAACGGGCTTTATAAATTGCGCTGTCGTAGCGGTTGCGGGTGAAGCGGTCGAGGCGGTACACAATGACGGCTTGAAACTGACGCTTTGCGCTGTCCTCTATCATCTTTTGAAAGGCGGGGCGGTTGTCCGTCTTGCCGCTGATAGCGCGGTCGATATAGGTATCAATTACGGCTATATCATTCGCTTTCGCAAATGCGTAACATTCCCGTAATTGTCCTTCTATGCTTTGTTCTGTCTGACGATCGGAGGAATAGCGGGCGTATATGACCGCGTTTAATGCTTCCGGCATTATTATTCCCCCTTCTGTTCATTTTCCCAACGCTCTATCCCTTTTACAAGTCCGGTATAAAAAGCCTTTTGTTCAGTTTCGGACAATTTGGAAACATTGTTAAATAATTCGTTCATCTGTTCAAGTAAAAGAGAAGAATTGCTTTCGCTGTTCACTTGCTCTTGGATTTTAGCTTGCAGATGTTTTCCAAATTGCGAAGCGTCATTTGAAAAATATCTTAAAAGCATACTTTCTATTGGCGTTCTACTTGTGGCGGGTTTTTCTTCGATCGCTTCAAGGTCGTTAAGGTTGTACTTTAACATGAAAAGCAATTCTTCAAGCGGTATTCCGGTAGCGTCAGACAGCTTGACAAACGTATCAAGGCTAATTGTCACGGGCTTACCCGTGCGCGGATCATAGCCTTTTTCGATACTGTCCAAATGCGTATGACTTATTCCGATTTTTTTAGCGTAATCACGAAGCGAAAGATCACCACGCGCTTTCCGTATTGCCTTACCTAATGCATTGTTATCCATACACAACACCGCCTTTTATCATATTGTAAACTACACACTACAATAAATCAAGACAAGCACAGAAAATTTACAAAATAATCTTGTTGTGTACGCTTGACAAAATGGGTTTTGTTGTGTATGCTTTACATGTAGGAGGTGAACGGCGTGTTAAACAAGGTAAAAGAGTACCGCAAGAAAAGAGGAATGACACAAGCGCAGCTTGCGGAGCGGGCTAACATTTGCAGGCCGTATCTTTCGGCGATTGAGAGCGGGAAGCAAACAAGAATTTCAAACGTTGTCATGTTTCAAATTGCCCGCGCTCTTCAAGAGCCGATCGACAATATTTTTTTTAGCAACTATGTTGTGTGCGCACAACAAGTAAAGGAGGCCTAACACATGAGCGGGATAACGGTACAGCTTGACACAATGCCCGCGCCCGTCATGGCGGCGCATTGTCGGGGCTTGTTTGAAGCAATCGGAAGTTTCTTCGATGATCCGGACAATCAAGCGAAGTTCGAGGCATGGCACAAGAAGAAATACGGCTGCTTGCCGAAAGAAACTTCATACGGCAGGCCGTCAGAGGCGAAAGGAGCGTAAACAATGAGCAAGCGGAAAAAGAAGCGCGGCGGCGGTCGTTCCCCGTATGAGGGTTACGAAACGGAGGTATGGGGATCAAGCCCGATACAGATAGCCGCGATCGAAAAGGAATACCGGAGCATGGAAGAAGAGAGCTTCCAAATGGGCGCAGAGGATCGGGAGCAGAACCGCCGGAAGCTGGACTATCACGAATTTGCTTTAGACTTTGCCGCCCTTCCGTTGCCGCGCGGGATCATTACGGAAATCGCACGGGCGAATTATGCGACATACCTTGACGCATACAAGGGCAAGGCATTCAAGGCGCATATCATTTGCAAGGTTCTTTCATTGGAGGGCGACGCGGTATGACAGGAAGCAGAAAATATAACTTCAAATGTCAGAGCTTCCCGAACACGATTGAGCAGGAGCGCAGGCGGCGCGGCTGGACGGTTACGAAGCTGGCGGAGCTTTCCGGCGTAAGCCGTTATTCGATAGCAGCATATGAAACATGGGCGGCGGGCGGCATTGTACCGAAACAGCAGATGAAGAGCGTAACGGACACAACGGCGCAGATGATCGCGGACGCGCTGGAGGTTACGCCGGAACAGCTTTTCAAGCACTATGCGGAGGCGGCGGCAGAGCATAAACCGCGCGTTAAGCCTTTTTCAACAAGAGCGGAGCGGGACGGCGCAATATTGAAAGCGTTAGAGCCTGCAAAATATACGGCGCTGAAAATGTGCGGCGTTCTTCAATGCAAAGATGTATGGTGCGAAATGGACGACGTTATAGCGATCGCATATGAAACCGTTGTTGAGGTTGCGGAAGAGGCTTTAGAAAGAGGGATCGCGGCGGGCGTTTGCTTTGACGCGATAGCTTGCGGAGCGGTCAAGAAGAAGTTTCTACGGCTACGCAAATATTACGGTGAGAAATGCCGGAAAGCCGATCTTGTGAGCTATGAAGCATATTTTCCCCTTAACGATCCGGCTTCTCCCTATCGCTTTGAAGATCGTTACGAGTTGCGCGAGGAATGCCGCGAGGCCGTCCGGACGCTTTCACCGGAGCGCCGCCGCGATCCATACATAGCGGAATTGCTGGAGGCAGTAGCATTATGAAAAAAGAGGGCAAAAAAATAACGCCCATCGGCGGGCAACCGATGAACGTTAGGGCTGTACAACAGCTATTCACTACAAATAAATTATAGCAGTTGTACGGCCTTTTGTCAAGGCAGGAGGCCAAAAATGCGAGCAAAAAGAAGAATTTTCGCGGGTAGCGTATGTGAACAGGAGGTGTACACCTTGCCGGATCGGACAAAGGACGTAAAGAAGGCAGAGCCGCGCCCACGGTTCAGCAGCGCGGAGGAATACGAGGACTTCAAGCAGCGGTTAGCCCGTCGAAATCATGCGCGAATGTTCAACGCGACATTTTCCCCCGCTTCCCTCTATACCACGATCACGCTGGACAACGAACACGAAGTACATACCTTCGCCGAGGCGGACGGGATCATAAATCCGTTTTGGCGGCGATTGCGGCGGTTAAATCCGGACGCGCAAATAGCGCTTTACCCCGGCAGAGGCAAGACAACGAGCCGCATTCACTTTCACATGGTATCTAACGGGCTGACCGAAGAGCAGATACAGGAGAAATGGGACGGCGGAACGATCATTCGTATTGAACACTTGCGGGAACACAATTACTACAACGGCGTGGATCACGGGCGGGATTATACAGGCCTTGCAAACTACCTTTTCGACCATTGGACACCGGAGAGAGGGACGCGCCACCATTACAAGGGTACGCGGAATTTGTGCCAGCCGGAGAAGGAAGCGGCAACGGAAGCGAAGCGGGAGTATTCCGAGAGCAAGCCGCCGCGAGCGCCGAAGGGTTACAGGCTTGTGGAAGCTAAAACGAACCGTTACGGCTATATGTGCTTTAAGTACGTTCGCAGCGAGGACGCGGCGGAAGCGCCGCCACCAAACAACCGGAAACGGCCTCTAAAATGCTGATCGCGGATCAGCGTTGAAGGCCTTGTAAATGAGTAAGGTTCGATAACCAACACTTTCTTTGAAGATGATTTTTTGTTTAATTCCCCGTCGCCTGCTTTAGATAGATCACGAAGGCGGCGAGCCGTCAAGAGGAACGTGGAATACCGGAGCGGCGCAACGCGGCGCGAGGATATGCCGCGAAAGCCTCTTTACGGTGAGTTGCCGGAGTGATAGAAGCAGGACGGCGGCGGGGATAACAAAAAATCATCAGAGGAAGCACATAGACACGCAGACAGCAGCCCGCCCGCAGGCGTGTTCAATTCCTTTGAGCCTGTCCCCCTCCCAGCGGGAGGGGCGGAGGGGTGGGAGAAAAAGCAGACAGAAAGGAGAAAGCAGAAATGTATTTCAGAGTATGCCCGCATTGCGGTTGCGCCCTTGATCCTTCGGAACGTTGCGATTGTCAGCAGGAACGGCGCAGCAAACAGGAGCAGGAAGAAAGGAGGGCGCAAAATGGCAAAGTTCACGTTTACGGGGCTGGACAGCATTCAATATCAGCTTCAAGCAAGGGGCGCGAAAGTCAGCGGAACAGTTAATCATATGCTACACGCGGGCGCGAAGATAGCCCGCGAGGAAATGCAGGCCGCTTTGAAGGAATACAAGATACGGGACACAGGCGATCTTATCAAGTCTATTAAAGCGTCAAAGATCAAGAAGGGCGATAGCGGAAAGTATATCACGATCCGCCCGACAGGCTATGACCGCCACGGCGTTCCGAATGCGCTAAAAGGCTATGTATATGAAATTGGGACTTCACGACTTCCAGCCCGCCCGTGGAAAACCCTGCAGATGTGCGCATGAGGGACAAAATTCAAGCCCGTATGCGGGAGGTTTTTCAAGAGGAAATGAGCAAAAACGGCGGCAATGAAGGCAAATGGAACGTGGAAGAGGTGGAAACGGAAGAATGAGTATTTTTAGCCGTATTTTTGGGAGGGTAAAGCCGCCAGCACGGGAAACAAGCCGCGCGGAAATCATCGGCGGCGGGAATGCCTTTTCGGCATGGAGCGGGAACGCATACAGCAACGACATTTTCAGAAGCGCCGTTGACGCGATCGCCCGCAATGCTGCAAAGCTGAAAGGATCGCACATTATCAAGTATCGGGATCACGAACAGGTAACAGGCGATTGCAAGCTAAACCGTCTGTTACAGGTTGAGCCAAACCCGTATATGTCCGCCTTCGATATGCTGTATAAGCTGTTTACTCACTATTTTCTGTACAACAACGCTTTTGCGTACATTCAGAAGGACGAACGCGGGCAATGCGCAGCCGTGTTCCCGCTCAATCCGGTTCATGCGGAGTTTTTGAGCGACACGGGCGGGGCGCTATATGTGCGCTTCATCTTTTCCGGCGGGCGTGAAGTCATTTTACCGTATGCGGATATTGTCCACCTTCGCCGCAATTTCAACGGGAACGATATTTTAGGCGATCCGAACGACGCGCTTTCCCCCGCGTTGCAGCTTGCCCACGCGCAGAATGAAGGCATTGTTTCCGCGATCAAGACAGGCGCGAGCATTCGCGGCATTCTGAAACGCACACAGCTTGCGAATGCCGACATCTTGAAGGAAATGCGCGAAAACTTCATACAGGACTATTTGAACATCAACAACAACGGCGGCATTGCCGTTCTTGACAGCGCTGCCGAGTATATCCCGATCGACAACAAGCCGTATGCGATCGACGAAAAGCAAATGCAGGCCGTGAAAACGAAGATTTACGACTATTTAGGCGTTTCGGAAGCAATCGTAAACAGCAGCTACGACGAAAACCAATGGGCGGCGTTCTATGAAAGCGTCATTGAACCGCTGGCGCTGCAATTAAGCCTTGAATTTACGCGCAAGCTGTTCAACGATCGGGAAAGAGCCTTCGGCAATTCTATTCTGTTCGAGAGCGGGCGACTTCAATTCACCAGCAACGCGACGAAAGTAAACTTGATCCGTGAAATTATGCCTATGGGCTTGCTTACGGTCAATCAAGCATTGGAAATTCTGAACCTTCCGAGCGTTTCCGGCGGAGATCGCCGCATTCAATCGCTGAATTACGTTGACGCGGACAAGGCGGAGGAATACCAGCTTGCAAAGGCAAAAGCGCCCGCAGCGCTGAACGGTGATACCGGAGCGGGAGCGGACGGCAAAAACGGAGAGAACGGAGGAACGCAGGCATGAAGGAAATTAGAGTATGCGAAATAAGAGCGGACGCGGCGGCGGCAGGCGCGGCGAAGGTTCTTAAATTAGAGGGTAGGCCGATTGTTTACGATCAGCCCACCATGATAAACGATCCGGCAGGCGCGTTTATTGAAATTATCCGAGCGGGGGCGCTGGATCATGCGGACTTGTCCGACGCGAGATTGTTCTACAATCACGACTTGAACAAAGTACCGCTTGCGAGAACGCCCAAAACAATGCAACTGACGCTTGACGCGGCAGGGTTAAGCATGGCTGCAGAATTACCGGACACCGAGGAAGCGCGAAGCGTTTATACGGCAGTACAGCGCGGCGATCTTTCCGGAATGTCCTTCGCCTTCAAAGTGCCGGAGGGCGGCGACAGCTACGACGCGGCGACAAATACACGCACGATCACAAAGATTGAAAAAGTGTATGAAATCAGCGTCGTTCCGTTCCCTGCTTATCCGCAGACCAGCGTTGAAGCGCGATCCGCTATTAACGCATGGACTTCTACGGCGGCGGAGAGGGCGAAAGCCATTATCAAGGCAAATTCAATTCTGCTGAAAGAGGTATAACGCTATGGCAGACGAAAACGGCATTGTTGTAAAGCCCGCCATTGTCAAACAGGACGGGAATACAACAGAAATTGAAATCCATATCGAAAAGCCCGCCGAGCCGGAGCGGGAGCAGACCGAGGCGGCGGAGGCCGCACAGGACAAGCGGCGTAAATCGCTTACAGAAGTGCTTTACAAGCAAATTGACATCTTGGAGCGGGAGCAGAAGAAAATTGCTTCCGGCTACGAGGGCAGCAACAACCCAAAAGCGGCGCGAAGTGAAAACCTTGCCTTCGCAAAGCAGATCACAGAAACGGCAAACGCCATTATTTCAATCAAACGGAGGAATACAAAATGAAATTCAAGACTATTGCAGAGGCTTTCAACCATTACCGCACTTCTACGCTGGAGGAAATCGAGCGCAGAGCGGCAGAGATCAAGAACATTGTTGCCACCGACGCAACCGCCGACGTGGACGCGCTCAATATTGAGCTTGAAGGACTTTCGCAGGCAAAGCAGAATGTACAGAGCCGCGCCGCAGGCGGGCAGCAGAACAGTTTTAACCCCGTGGCGGGTGCGGGTATGACCTTCGAGCGCCGCGCAAGCTATGAGGCTACCGAAGGCGACGTATTCAACAGCGCCGAATACCGCAGCGCGTTTATGAAACGCCTGCTGGGGCGCAAGCTGAACAGCTTTGAGGAAGCGGCCTTCAATCGCGCCATGACCGAGCAGCGGGCAGACGCTTACGGCACTTCCGGCAACGTTGCGGCGGTTCTCCCCACGCAGACGCTGAACGAGGTTATCAGCAAAGCCCGCACGATGGGCGGCATTATGAGCGTTTGCCGTTCCTTCAATGTGCCTTCTAAAATCGCTATCCCCGTCGGTACTCCCGCCGCCGCTGCAAGCTGGCACACCGAGGGCGCAGCGGTTGACAGCGCAGCGCCCAGCGTCGCAACCGTTTCTTTCGACGGCTACGAAATTATGAAGGTGCTTTCTATCAGCGTCAAAGTGCAGAGCATGAGCATTGCCGCATTTGAAAGCTACCTTGTGGAAGAGCTAACTAATTGCGTGATGGCCTGCATTGCGGACGGCCTTGTAAACGGTACGGGTTCTTCGCAGGGTACGGGCGTTCTGAACGGCATTACTTGGGGCGATACAAACGCCCTTACCTTCCACAAAACAAACGGGCTGAAATATGCCGACGTTGTGAAGGTCGTTGCCGCGCTGAAACGCGGGTACGCTTCCGGCGCTTGCTGGGCAATGAACAACGCCGCGCTGTACAACCTGTTTTACAGCATGGTGGACAGCAACGGGCGACCGATCTTCATTGCTGATCCGAAGGCCGAGGGGATCGGAAAAATTCTTGGCTTCCCTGTCGTTGTTGATGATTACCTCCCGGCGGAAACTATCCTGTTCGGTAACTTCAACTACATGGGCTACAATCTGCCGGAGGGTATCACGATCGAGGCTTCCCGCGAAAGCAGCTTCAAGAGCGGGCGCATTGATTACCGCGCTATGGCGGTTGCCGATTGCAAGCCCATTGTGGAAGAGGCCTTTATCAAGCTGACACGTTCGGCGACTTAATCGGGAGCGGGTGCAATGCTTACGTTAGAGCAAGCCCGCGAAGCGTTACGGCTGGATAACACCGACAACGACGATATTATAACGGGATTGCTTGCGGCTATTCCGGACTATATCGAGCTTTGCACGGGCATTCCGGCGGAGGCACAGAAAACCGAACCGTTAGCAGATACGGCGGGAAAGTCCATTCTTACGCTTTGGTATCATGCGGAGCGGGTAGACGCTGACAAGATACAGCGGACTATTGACAGCCTTTTGAAAACGCTTCAACTGAAAGCGGAAAGGGGTTAAGGGTATGGCGAAGGACTACGCGAGGCCGTTCTATGACAGCAAGGAGTGGCGCAAGACGCGCGAGGCTTATTTGCAAAGCCAGCACTATATTTGCGAACGTTGCGGTGGGGCGGCTTCCGTAGTCCACCATATTCGCTATATCAAGCCGTGGAACGTCAACGATCCGGATATAACGTTGAATTGGGACAATCTGAAAGCCGTTTGCGAAAAGTGCCACGCGGAAGAGCATTCGCAGGATATGAAGGCGCGGGGGCAGGCGGCGCGGCTGAATGGTATTGCCTTCGATGATGAAGGCAACGTAATAAAGCAAGCGAATGTATTTCTTGTGTGCGGAAGTCCGGCGAGCGGGAAAACAACATACGTTGCGCAGCATAAAAGCGGCAACGATTTAGTTGTTGATCTTGATTATCTGTGCGCAGCGCTGAACGGTGAAACGGGCAACGTGCATTTGAACCATGCGCCGATCCTGTCCGTTGCGCTGGAAGTTCGGGAATTGCTATATCAGATCATACAGGCGCGGCGCGGCAGATGGGAACGCGCCTTCGTGATAACGACGATCGCAGACACACGGGAAATGAAAGCCATTGCCGACGAATTGCGGGCGGAGGTTGTTCTAATGCCGACAACGCTTGAAGAGTGCATACGACGCATTCAGAGCGACGAAAGCAGAGCGCACAACCGGAAGCTAAATGAAAAGCTGGCGGCGGAATGGTTCGAGAAGTACGACGCTTCACGACGCAGCGACGAAATACCCCCCACTAAAATTTTTTAGAGGGGGAAAACGCACCGTCAGGGGGCAACCTGCCTTTTCCTCTCCACGGGCGCACATATGAGGGGAGGGCAAAAGCACGAACGGGTAGTATTAAAATGGGGTGATTTGCCATGACAAACGATAGAGATAATGAGAGATTAAAGGACGTGCGCAAACTTAAAAAGATATTGAAACTTGTTCCGGCGGATCGCAAAGACATAGCCGAAAAGCTCATTGTTGAAATATCTTTCGTGGCGGAAACCCTTGCAGATTTGCGCGAAAAGATCAAGGAAAACGGCACAGTTGACCACTTCAAGCAGGGTAAACAGGAGTTCTTGCGGGAAAGCCCCGCTTTGAAGTCTTATAATACGACGATCCAGCGTTACAGCCTTCTTTATAAGCAGCTTACCGACCTATTACCGCCGCCGGAGGTTGACAGCAAGAAGAAAAATGAAGTGCTGGACTTCATCACAAAGCAGGGATAAACCTTGAATTACATTCTTGAATATTGGAGGGCGATTGAAGGCGGTAAATACGTTGTTTCGCGCAGGGTTCGGAAGGTTTATGAAGAGCTGGCGCGGCGGATCGAAGCGCCGGAAGCGGGCGCACGGTATATCTTTGACGAAAAGAAAGCCTTGCGCCCGATTGAATTTATAGAACGCTTCTGCAAGCATTCAAAGGGCGAATGGGCGGGCAAGCCCGTAACGCTTGAATTGTTCCAAAAGGCTTTCATATCCGCGCTGTTCGGGTTCGTCGATAGAGAAACGGGCTTGCGGCAGTACCGCGAAGCAATGTTCTACGTTGCCCGAAAGAACGGCAAAAGTACCATGCTGGCGGGCATTGCGCTTTATATGATGATTGCTGACCGCGAAGCGGGCGCGGAAATCTATTGCGTTGCCACAAAGCGGGATCAAGCGCGGCTTATCTTTGAAGAGGCCTATAACATGATTAAGCAAAGCCCGCAGTTGCGCGAGCTTGTACGCAAGCGCAAGGGCGATCTATACTTTGCAAACACGTTTTCAAAAATGGAGGCGTTGAGCAAGGACAGCGGCAGCATGGACGGCCTAAACTCTCATTGCGTCGTAATCGACGAGTTGCACGGCATTAAAGACCGCAATTTATACGAGGTTATGAAGCAATCGCAGAGCGCCCGCCGCCAGCCGCTCTTGATTATGATAACGACGGCGGGGACGATCCGCGAAAATATCTTTGATGAAATGTATGCGACGGCCTGCAATATCGTTGACGGCGTTTTCAAAGATGATACGTTTCTCCCGATCCTCTATGAGCTTGACAGCCGCGAGGAATGGACGCAGCCGGAGGCATGGCAGAAGGCAAACCCCGCGTTAGGCACGATCAAGAAAATAGATGATCTTCAAACAAAGGTTGCCCGCGCACAGAATAACCCTAACGAATTGCGCGGCCTGCTGGTAAAGGATTTCAATATCAAGGACACGTTAAGCACGGCGTGGCTGACCTATGAGGACATCGACAACGCGGAAACGTTCGATCTTGCCCGCTTCAAGAACAAGTTTGCGATCGGCGGCGCCGACCTATCGAAAACGCTTGATCTGACATGCGCAACGCTCTTGATGATCGACAAAGGCACGGGGAAACGGTGCGTTACGCAAATGTACTGGATACCGGAAGAAACGTTAGAGCGCCGCGTGGCGGAAGAAAAGATACCATATGACAAGTGGCGGGATCGCGGACTATTGCGCACTTGCGCCGGAAACACGATCAATTACAAGGACGTAACAGCGTGGTTTTTGGAAATGGCGGCGGAATACAAGATCGTTCCCGCTTGGGTTTACTATGACGCATGGAGCGCCCGTTATTGGGTTGAGGAAATGAAGGCGAGCGGGTTTAATATGATCCCTTGTATACAGGGCGCAAAAACGCTTTCACTTCCTATGCAGAACATGGGCGCAGACTTGCAGGCGAAGCGGATTGTTTATAACAATCACCCGATCTTGAAATGGTGTTTGACAAACACAGGCGTTAAAACCGACGTAAACGGCAATATTGTTCCGGTCAAAAATCAAGCCGCAAAGCAGCGCATAGACGGCATGGCAAGCCTGCTTGACGCTTATGTAGGTTTAACGGAGAAATACGAAGAATATATACGGACGCTATAACGGAGGGAGCGGCAGGAATGAAGCTGAAAGATAAGAAAATCCGCATTATTGCTTTTACAAGCACGACAAACGAACACGGGTTCAGCACGGAAGAATGGCGACCGATCCATAGCGGGAGGCTGTGGGCTTACTATCGGCAGTTGTCCGGAAGCGAGTTCTACGCTTCCGCAATGGTGAACGCGGCGGAAGAGGTTGTTTTCACGGTCAATCATAGAACCGACGTAACAACGGAAATGCTGGTGGAGTACGGCGGCAAGTTCTACGACATTAAACGCATAGACAACTACGAAGGCTATACCGATGATATTAGCCTTTATTGCAAGCTGTCGAACGATCAAGATATAGAAGTTACAGAGCCGGACGCGGCGAGCGTATGAGCTTATGGGAAAGCTATGGTGCAATGAGGAATTAGCGGCGCGGGCGAAGGCGGGCAATAAAGAGGCCTTTGCGCTGCTTTGGGCGCAGAACAGGCGGCATATTTACTATTTGGCGGTGAAATACCGTTCAATCATTGAGCAAAACGCGTTTGTTGATCTTGATGATTTCATGCAATGCGGATATTTGGCGCTGGTTGAAGCTGTAAACGCCTTCGATCCGGAAAAGGGCTTTGCACTTACAAGCTACATAAACTTCAAATACAAACAACAGGTATACGCCATGTTCGGCAACGTCCGAGAGGGCGACAAGCGCATATTTCCGCAGCCGTGTTCCTCTCTCAATGCAATTATTGAGAACGACAAGGACGGGAGCGGGACGGAAGCGGGCGACTTGATAGAGGGTGAAAGCGCGGAAGAGTTCGACGAACGCATAGAGAAAAAAGAGCTATGCGAAATTGTCCGCGCGGCGGTCGATCGTCTGCCGGAGCGGGAAGCGTTTGTGATCCGGCGGTTATATTTTGACGATTACACGAAACGGGCGCTTGCTTCCGGCGGGCGCTTCAAAGACGAAAACGAGGTTGCACGAATTGAAAACGCCGCAATGTTGAAGCTTCGGCGGGACGAAACATTGAAAGCGCTGCATTATGCGCACTTTCCGGACGATCCGCAGGACGTTTTCGGACATTCACCCACGCCGTTAAATGTTGTTATAGCGGCGGAAAATTGGGAAGAGTGGATCGAGCAGGCGGCGGAGGAATTGCGAGGGCTTGAAAATGGACTTTGAGAAAATGCGGGAAGCGGCAATAGCAGAGCTTGAAGGCTTTAGAGTGCTGGAAGAAAGCACGGACGCGGCGGAACGGCAACGCGCCGCATTTATCGCAGCCGCTTTGAATACGTTGCCGCAGCAGGAACAAGAAATATTGCGGCAGTTCTTCATAGATCGGCGTTGCCGCTATGCGGGACATCGGGCAAAACTGCAAGCAATGTATGGGTTGAGCCTGTCGGAGCTTTACAGGCAAAAGAACGAAGCAATAACAAATTACTGCATGGCGGCGCTTGCTATTCGCGCAGCTATGAGCAGGAAAAGAGAATAACCCCGCTTTCCGGTAAGGGAAGGCGGGGTTATTTCTTTAGCGTTCAATCTGAACGACTAACCCGAACACATCAAGCGTTACAAAAATGTTCGGATTAGATTGTAATGGTGGAGACGGAGGGATTCGAACCCTTGACCTCTCGGATGCGAACCGAACGCTCTCCCAGCTGAGCTACGCCCCCACAAGGCTTGTTTATTATAGCACATTTTTCGCATTTGTAAAGCCCATTTTTTCTGTTCCCGCGATTTTTTGTGCAAAAAGTCCCGCGCAAGAAAATTGCATCCCCCACTTGCGCAATCGCCGCTTTTGTAGTAGAATACGCTTACGTGGCCATTGACAAGGCTGCACTAGTCGGGGAGCCAGCGGTGTCCTGTACCTGCAATCCGCTATAGCAGGGATGAATTCCCGCCCCCGGATAGGCCGATGTGTCGTCTGCCCGCAGTAAGCGGCGTTGAAGGTTCGGTCCCGCGCAACGGAGCCCTGTGAACCATGTCAGGCGGGGAACCGAGCAGCATTAAGCAGGTCACTCCGTGTGCCGTGGGGACGCCGGGCCCGAGCTGGCTGCTGTGGTAACGGGCATGTCGTCTATTCAAAGGTGGGTGTGCAGTCTTGTCAATGGTCACGTTTTTTCATGTTTTCCGCTCCCGGAGGTGAAGCGCGCAATGTATCAGGCTCTCTACCGCAAATACCGGCCGAAGACGTTTGACGACGTCGTCGGTCAGGAGCATATTACCGAGACGCTGAAAAAGCAGGTCGAGACCGGACGGCTGTCCCATGCCTACCTGTTCATCGGCACGCGCGGCACCGGCAAGACCACCTGCGCCAAGATCCTGGCCAAGGCGGTCAACTGCGAGCACCCGGTCAACGGCAATCCGTGCAATCAGTGCGCCGCCTGCCGCGGCATCGACGACGGGTCGATCCTCGACGTGGTCGAGCTCGACGCCGCGTCCAACAACGGCGTGGACAACGTGCGCGCCCTGCGCGACGAGGCGGTGTTCTCCCCCGCCAATGTGCGCAAGCGCGTGTATATCATCGACGAGGTGCATATGCTCAGCACCTCGGCATTCAACGCCCTGCTGAAAATCCTCGAGGAACCGCCGGCGCACCTCATGTTCATCCTTGCGACGACGGAACTGCACAAAGTCCCGGCGACGATCCTCTCCCGCTGCCAGCGGCACAGCTTCAAGCGCATCCCGGTCGATACGATCGCCGCGCGCCTGAACTATGTGGCGCAGCAGGAACACCTGAACCTGCAGCCGGACGCGGCCGCGCTGCTCGCCCGCATGGCGGACGGCGGTATGCGCGACGCGCTGACGCTGCTCGACCAGTGCTCCGGCAGCGATGTCATCACGACCGAAACGGTCATCTCCGCCATGGGCCTTGCCGGCAACCTGCGCACGGCGCAGCTGCTGCAGAGCATCGCCGATGGCGACACCGCAAAAACACTGGAACAATTCCGCAGCCTCTGGCAGGACGGGAAAGACCCCGCCGCCCTGCTCGACGAGCTGAGCATGCTCCAGCGCGACCTGCTCATGCAGGCCGTCGCCCCGCGCGGCGGGCGTGAGCTGCTCTCCGGCGGATACGACAGCGAAACGCTGCAGACCCTCTCCGGCGCTTTCACGCCGGCGCAGCTGCTGGCAAACCTGCAGAGCATTCAGGACG